CGCCGGACGATCCGGGCGCGGATCCGTTCGCGATCGAGCTTGATTTGCTCGGCCCGCGAGAGCGTGCGATTGGGTCGCGGCGCCGCCGTGGGCGTGATCTCTTCGCCCGAGGGCGGTGGACTCTCGCCAGTGAGCCAGCGGTGGAGCCAGCCGAGGGTCGCGGCCGGTTTGCGGTTGCGCAGGTCGCGAAACCGCGCGACCAGGTCGAGAGCGTCGGCCGGTGTGAGGTCGCGGCCTTGCGCCGATTCGATCGCCTGGGAGGTGCCGCAAGTGCTCATTCCCATTGATCTCAAAACACTCGCCACCACAGGCCAGCCGGCCGCCGGTGTCTCGGTCGCCGGTGGTGGTGGTGAGAGCCTGGGAAGAATACTGGGTAGAGACCTGGGTGTCTCTTCTATGGGGTGACGTGTGAGGTCAGGGGGGTGACGTGTAGCGTCAGGGGGGTGACCTATAGCGTCAGGGGGGTGACACAATGGGGCAGGCGGTGCCGGGGTTGCATCCGCGAGGGTGGGCGCCGCGGTGACGCCGGTGGTTGATTGCGTGGCGGTTGTGGTTCCGCCGGTGTTGACTCTTTTGACTTCGGCCCAGTCGATGGCGTAGCGGTTGGCCGATTGGCCGCCGGTTATGTAACGTTGCTGGGTGACGGTGAGGAGCCGAAACTCGGTCGCGGCGCGGTCGACGACGTCCCGCGCGGTGCGGGGTGTGGTTTCGAGCTCGGCCGCGAGCTCGGCGTGGGTGAGCTGGACGCCGAGGCCGGAGCGGTCGCGGGCGAAGACGTGAAAAAGGAGCTCGCGGACGTGGAGGTCGGTGGAGCCAGGGCGCCGCGTGGCCTGGATCCGGCGCCAGGCGGCGCGGAGCGTGGCGCGGTCGTCTTGGTCGCGGCCTTCGGCGTGTTCGACGAGCGGCCGGTGTGGCGGTCGTCGGGTCATGAGGCCCCCGCGAGTGGCGACAGGTGCGGCGAGTCGAGGGGGACGTCGCGGCGCAGGGTGAAGAGATCGCGGAGGAGCTGGACCCGGTCGCGGGCGTTGAAGAGCGCGGTCCGTTGCTTGGGGGTGATCCGTGCGGTGAACGGTGAAGCGTAAAAACGGGCGAGCGTTCCGCAGTCTTGGAGGACCTGGGCCGCGGTCTTGGGCCCGATGCCGCGGACGCCGGGGACGTGGTCGGAGGTGTCGCCGACCATGGCCCGGTAGTCGACCCAGGCGGCCGGCCCGATGCCGTAGCGTTGGCCGACGTCGGCCCAGGTGAGCCAGTCGAGGTCGAGGCCGTGGTCGTTGGGTGTCGCGCGACGCCGTCGGACGATCCGGAGGAGCTGAGAGACTTGGCCCTCGCGGAGGAGCTGGTGGAGGTCGCGGTCGGCGGAGTAGATGACGGCGCGGGCGTCGGACTCGATGGCCTGGGCCGTGAGCGTGGCGATGAGGTCGTCGGCCTCGATGCCGTTGAGCCGGTGGTGTTCGATGCCGAGCGAGTCGCAGACGTCGATCGCGGCGGCGATGGCGTCGGCGATGCCGGGGAGCCGTTGGCGGCCGGCCTTGTACCCTTCGAAGAGATCGTGGCGCCAGGTGGGACCATGTCCGTCGAAACAACAGACGATGCGCGACGGGCGCCAGTGGTCGCGGATGAGTTGCAGGCGGCCGGCGAGGTGCCGCGGTGCGGCGTCGATGCCCATGGCGTGGGCGTCGCGGTAGAGGATGTTGGTGGCGTCGAGGAGCCACCACAGGGCGGGCGTGGTCATGGTGTGGCCTGGGTGGTGGGTGGTGCGGGTGTTTGGAGCGTGGCGTTGATGCGGGCGCGGGTTTGCGAGCGGCGGATTTCGTCGAGGAGTCGACCGAGGATCCGCCGGGCCTCGGCCGCGTGTTCGAGCCGGTCGTCGCCCGTGGGGATGAATGCGCGAGCTTGGGCGACCAGGTTAAAGAGGCCGGCGTAGGGGTCGCCGTGCGCGAATGGGCAAGGGTCCTTAGCGAAGAGCTCGTCGCGGAGGATCCGGACCGACGGAGGAGACGCGAAGGCGACGACGGCGCCGGGGCCCTTTTGACGTACGAGGCAGACCTTGGTGTCCGGCCCGAGGTGGACGGTTTCGTTGGGCTTTATATCGAGGGCGAGCCATCCCATGGGGGAGTCCTTTCGGTTAGTTGGTGGGGGTGGTTGGGGTCGAGGTGGTGGGGGCGAATTGGGGGCAGTAGCAGACGACGCAGGGGCGGCCGGCGCCTTTGAATTGGCGGGTCGGTCCGGGGCGGCGGATGAGACCGCGCGCGGCGAGCTCGGTGAGCCGGCCCGAAACTTCGTGCGGCGATTTGTTGAGCCGGTCGGCGATCTCTTTGAGCGTCGCGCCGTTGCGGCCGGCGCGGTAGACGATGTCGAGGACCCGGGCCCGGTCCGCCGGGTGGTGCGGGAGCGTAAGCGCGTGCGTGGCGTCGCGGTTGGCGGTTGCCATGTCGATCGACGGAGGGAGCGCGCGCGGCGCGGGTGGTGGTGGTTGGTCGAAGAGCGTGGGCTGCTGGCGGTAGCGTTGGTCGGGTCGGGTCATGGTTTGCCCCCTTCGGTGATGGTTTGGTCGGTGGTGGTGAGGTTGTGGATGGCGACGGTCCGCCAGCGTTCGGTTTGTGTGTGGAGCCGTTGGGTGACCGTCTTGACGATCGCCGGCGGCGTCGAGGCGATGAGGTCGTCGGGAATTGCTTCGAGCGTTTGAATGACTGCGGTGAGGCATGAAGCGATGCTGCGATTGATGGCCCGTTTTTCGTGCTCTCGTCTTTCCGGCGTCGCTTCGGAAATGGTGTCGTGTAGGTTTGCGGCGAGTTGGAGGAAGTGGGAGGCGAGGTCGTCGGTTGTGATCTCGACCGAGGCGGTTAGTTCTTGCACGTCACTGAGAGAGATTTCGAGCTTCATTTGGTGTTGGTTTGTGGTTGGTCGTGGGTTAGAGTTGGTGCCCCAGTGGTTGCCCCAGGGGCTTCGATTCGTCGGCGTTTTTGAGGTTCGCCCAGTCCCGAGGGGACTGGGCATAACGGCGTTTTTGCGTTGTGGTGCGCGGCGAAACTTGCGGCCAGGGTGGCCGGTGTTGTCTTGGCGTCCGGGCGCGAGTCGAGCGGCGGCGCGGGCGATTTGGTTTCGCGCGTCCGGTCGTCGATCGTTGCCCGGGGCGGAAAGTGCTAGCTTCTCGCCGGCCGCCGGTGTTATTGAGTGCGGTGGGTTAGGTCATGGTCGCGCCTCGGGTTCGGGTTCGGGTGCAGGTGTGGGGAAGTCGCGCAGGTGGTCCTCGACCTCGCGGAGCCAGATGGCCGTTTGCCGGTCGTTAGGGTTCTTGGCGATCGCCTCGGCCATCGTGCGACGGAGGAACAGAACAAAGGCGCGGTCGGCGCGGGCGAAGTTGGCGACGTGTGAGGCGGTGCGTTCGGCGGTGGTCATGGTTGGGCCTTGTGATCAGGAGAGCGTTGGGTCGTATTGAGGACCGAAACCAGGGGAGGAGATGTCGCCGATCGGTTGGCGGATCGATTCGGCCGGCGGGTCCGCGATGGGCTCGCCGTCGCTCGGTTGACTCCATGCGCCGCGGTCGCGGAGTGCTTGTTGCCATGCGCCGCGAATTTGGTCGGAGCAATGCGCGACGGCGTCGGCCCAGGTCGGCCAGCGGCCGCGGAGACCGTAAAACCGATAAAGGTAGTAAAGGCTTAGCGCGTTGTGAGGATCGGCGGCCGCGTGTTTGGTCGCACAGATTGGGCAAGTGTCGGGTGGTGGCGGTAAAAACAGCATTTCGGAGCCCCTCGGGTGGTTGGTGTTGGATGGTGTTGGACTACCAGCGATAGACGCGGCCGTTGGCGGCGGTGTAGGCGTCGCAGGAGTGCCAGAGAACGGCGCGTATTTGTTTGGCGAGCTCTTCGGCCGTGGCCTGGTCGATGTCTTCGGGGGTGGCTTGGACAAAGGTGGGCCGATGACGCGCCGGCGCAGCGAATGCGTTAAGCGCGTCGCGTAGCGTGGGAGCTACGACCAGGATGTTTTTTTCCTCGATCATGAGGAGGTCGATGGTGGCGCGTTCACCTTTTTCGGTATTCGTGCGGGTGAAGTGTTCGAGCTCGGCGCGTAGGCCGATCCAGCGGACGGCCCAGGCGATCGCGCGTTCCATGCGGTTCGATTTCCAGGAGGCTACGCGCGAGGGGACTTTGACTTGTGTGATTTCGTCGCCGTCGGTGAGCGTTGCCACCCAACCGTCGCCGCTTGGGTCGATTTCCAAACGGTGGAGCCGGATCGGTGAGATCGGTTCGGTGATCACCTTGGCGGATGGGGCGGATGTCTCGGTCGATGGGGCGGTCGATGTCTCGGTCGATGGGGCGGTCGATGGGGCGGTGGCGGTGGTCTCGGTGTCTTCGGCCATGGTTATCCCTTTGGGTTGAGGTTGGTGGTCGGTTCGGATGCGGCCCGGGCGAACGTCTCGTCCCGGGTGAGTGCGTAGTGCTTCATAGCGACGGCCTCGGAGTTGCCGATCCACAGGAGGACGTCTTTGGTCGGGTAGCGTTCGAGGAGCTCGGACTCTCGCGACGCGCGGAGGTTGTGCCACAGTCGCGGCCAGGGGTCGGTGCCGGTGGCGCGGGCGAGGTCGGTGATCGATCGGGTGAGGATGCGCCGGTCCGGGAATGTGTCGCCGACGGGCGCGAGGTCGTCGGCGAAGCGGCGCCAGTGTTCGACAACTCCGTCGACCTCGGGGAAGAGGGGGACCGTGCGCGTCGTGTCGCGTTTGGTGTCGCGGACGAGAAAAGAGCGGGCCGACCAGTCGACGTCGGAGACGCGAAACCGGAGGACCTCGCCGATCCGCAGGCCGCCGTAGCGGGCGAGGACCAGCGCGCAGGCCGAAGGCCAGCGGCGCGACCTGATCGCGTGGTCGATCATGCGGTTGACCGGGCCGGGCTCGACGAAGACGCGCGCCGATGCCGCGCGGTAGGTGATCGCGAGACCGGTGGCGGGGTTGGCGTCGATGAGCTTCTCGGCGAGGAGCCACCGGAATAACTGCCGAGCGATGCGGCCGCGTTTGGCGAGCGTGTTGGCCGATCCGGTGAGCGTGTGAAACCAGTCGCCGACGAGCTCGGCGGTGAGGTGTGCGACCTCGATGTGCGGCCCGAAGTGCGCGACCAGTTGGTGGCCGGTGCGTTCGAGGTCTTCGAGCCGTCCAGCGGAGACGCGGCCGGCCTGGGTGTGGAGCCAGGCGTCGACCGATGGCCCGAGCGTGCGACGGTCGTCGATGAGCCCGCACTCGGCCAGAGCGGCCCGAAGCGCGGCCGGAGCGTCGCGCTGGATCCATCGCGCGGTCGCGAGCTCGACCGGGCGCGCCATCTTCGCGGCGTGAATGAGCCGGTCGACGTGGATTCGGGCCCATTGCGCGCGGTCTTCATTCCAGCCGGTAAGCCGGACTTTGTAGCGCTTGCAGTTGGCCGGCCGACGAGCGCCCGAGGATCCGCGCGGGCGCGGATATGAGAAAGTAAGGTAGGGGCCGGTCTTGTCGGTGCTGAGTGAGGCCATGGTCGTCCGTGCTGGCGTGTTACGGTGTGGGGGACCATTGAATGAGGACGCCGGTGAAGGTGCCGGCGCCGTGAGTGTTGCCGAACCAGTCGGCCATGTCCTCGACAGTGTCGAAACCGTCGGCCCAGGCGACGTCGGATTCGTCGACGGGGTGGCCGTTCATGCGGATGCCCTCGATCGAATGGGCGCCGGTCTTGGGGTCGCGTGTGATGTCGATCTCGATCTTTGATACGAGGGTGCAAACGGGGTCAGGGTCGACGAGCTTTCGGCAGAGCTTGGAGCGCTGCGCGACATAGAGCTGGACCCGTTCACCCGATCGAGCGTGTCGCGCGCGCATGGCGCGGATGGTTTGGCATTTGGTGCCGGCCTCGACGGCCTCGGCGAATCGTGCGGCGAAGGAGTAGGCGACCATGGTTCAGTTCTCGGAGGGCTTGAGGTCGAGGACGGAGAACGAGGGCTCGCGAGCTTCGAGGCGTGCGATGCGTCGGCGCAGTTCGGCGTGTTCCTCCGCTAGTTGGTTTAAGCGTGCGACGGTCGCGAAGGTGTGCGGCCGGATGACTTTGGTGAGATACTCTTCGAGTCCGTTTGTTCGGGCTTGCAATCGGTCGAGGTCCTCGCGAGCTTCGCGGAGGACGTCCAAAAGGGCGTCGAGATTGGACTGGATGCCGGAGATCGCCTCGCCGTGGAGCGGGAGCATTGTTGAAAAGGGGCGGGCGTTGATCTTGTCGCCATCGAGACCCGCGGCGAGGTGGTTGAGCCGAGCCAGATCGGCGACGAGCTGGTCGACCCGTTCGTCCGTCGACGGTAGAGCCGGCGACGTGATCCCGCAGAGGCGGCGGATCCATTTCATGAAGGCCATCGTGTCCCCCGAGTCCGTTTGTGGAAACGAAACCCGGCCGGCCCGATCGCAGAGATCAGACCGGCCGGGAAGGTCCGGGGGGCGCCGGATATGGTCGCGATTTGCTGAGGTCGCCCCCGACCTTGGCGCGTTTGCTACGCGTTGGGGGCGATTGTGACGAGATCGTCACAGTCGGACAAGAGGGGGTGAGACGTTTTCGTCACGTTTTTTTTTCGTGACGCGGACCCGTTATTTGTCTAGCGAGAATGCGATCCGGTAGCCGATCGCCTTGGCGATCCGTGCGATCATTTCGAATTGGGGGGCGTGCGGGTAGGTGCCGGACAACAGGCGCGAGACCTTCTCGCGTGGGACTCCGGCGCGGGCGGCGATGGCGGTAACGGACTCGCCGGTCCGTTCGCGGTGGTCAGCGACCAGGCGGACGAGTTGTTCGAGTTCGTCGGACGATACGATGGTGGGCATTGGAAGCATATTCCCAGGTTAGTCGAGCGCGAGCGGTTTGGTAGTCTCGCCGGTGAGTTCTTTGGTGATTTGTTCGATCCGTTTTTCGATCGCGAGGACGCGGCGCAGTTGGGACCGCGCGCGAAACTGGGAGTCGTCGTCGAGTTTTTCGGAATCGACCCGGATCTCTTTGCCGTCGGTCCGGCGGATGAGGTAGGCGCCACCGGATGCGCCGAGGATCGTGGCCGTGGTTGTGTGCGCGCCATCGGCCGAGGTGAGGGGTTGAGGTTTGAGCGCGTTGAGTTCGTCGCGCAGCGTTTGCAGCTCGGCGGCGATCGTCTCGCGGCGTTCCTTCTCGCGATGCTCGGCGACGAGTTGCTGGGCTTGGGACCATTCGGCCGAGTCGATGCTGTCGAGGACCCAGCCGGACCGGTTGGCGCCGAGGATGGTTTGGTACTCGGCCGAGTCGAGGACGCGGACCAGGCCGGGGACTACTCGCGACCCCGAGACGGCGTTGGCGATTGAGACGCCGACGAGGAAAGCGGTCGTGCCGTCTTCGAGTGATAGCTGCAGACCGTCGTCACCGATGGGGCCGAGGACGTCGGCGGGTTCGTGGAGGTATGCGATCGACCCGATCCGAATTTGAGCGGCCGGCGTTTTAAGTGCCTGGTCCGGCGGTGCGGTGCCACAGCGAAAAGCGGCGGCGACGATGTCCGCGGCCATCGCCTCGCGCGGGGGCGTGTTATCCTCGGCCGGTGCGGTGTTAGTGGGCGCCGGTTCGGTTTCGGTGGTCGGTGATGGCGCCGGCGGTGGAGCGGTCGAGACGATCGGCGCAGACGGCGCGGGCGTCGGTGCGGTTGATACGCTCGGCGCCGATGTCGCCGGCGGGTTGTGTGCGCCCAACCATAGGCCGATCCCTATGAGGCCAAACAGCGCCAGAGTGGCGAGAAGTATGAGCCGGCGCAGGAGTCTAAACATGCCACACCCCCCAGTCGAGGTTCGGGGTTGATTGCGTGCCCATTCAGACTAGGGTGGACCCTAGGTTGATCGGTGCGCGTCGTGAAAAGTGCGGCTGAGAGGATTTGAACCTCCAAGGGGTTGCCCCCACTAGGCCCTCAACCTAGCGCGTACGCGATCGGATTGTCCCGTTTTTTTCTTGCGTGGCGCCGGTAGCGGATCAGACTGGCGTTGAGGTTACGCGTGGGGGGGTGCCGATGGCTTCGAGACTTTGCGACCTGGTCGATCAGTATGAGTTGAGCCGGGAGATTTCCCGGGAGTATGCGTACCAAATGCGTTACGCGGTTGGACGGTTTGGCCGTTGGCTGGGCCGTGATCCGGTAGCCGACGACCTCGCGCCCGATACGGTTAACGCGTGGTTGATGCGAGAGCGCGACGCCGGCGAGATCGCCGATCGGTCTCGCGCGAACGTGCGCCGATCCATCTTGACGTTGTGGAAGCGGTTCGGGCCGCCGTTGGATCGTGAGAGGATCCGTTCGGTTGTGGTTACTCCTCGGAACCCGGAAGCGTGGCATTTCGACGAGCTCGCCGCCGTGGCAGATGCGGCCGGACGGTTGGGCGGTGAATTGTTGAACGGTGTTCCGCGCGGTCTCTATTTCCGCGCGTGCCTTTGGTTTGCTTATGAAACTGGATTGAGGCGCCGAGATTGTTGGCGGTTTGATTTCCGCACGTTTGGTGATGACCGTCGCGCGACGATCACACAACACAAGACGCGGCGCGTTCATGTGGTGCAGATCACAGCGGAGACGATGCGCGACGTCGATGAGATCCGCGCCATCCTTCGGCGGCGTCGTGATCGCGCGGCGGATTTTGCTTTGCGGTGGCCTCAATGCGTGACGACCTTTTACTACTGGATGAGGGCCGCGCGCGTTGCCGCCGGTGTGGACCCCTTTGTTGGTAACCGGTCGTTGCAGCATATACGGCGCACAGGTGCGACCGAGGTGGCGAGAGAAGGCGGCGCGGCTTGGCGTTTTCTTGGGCATACTCGCGAGGGCCTCGATCGAATTAGCTATGTTGATGCGGGGAAGACCTCGTCACCTAATATGCCACAACGGACTCGGACTAATGAACAGCCGCGGACCGCGTAAGACCTGCTTGGCAATAGTTAACGAGGAGGCTGAGGGTAGCCCGATCGATACTCGGCGAGTATTGTCGAGAATTGCCAATAGGATCCGCGCCGAAGTGTACGCGGATTTGGTGGAGGAGTTCCGCAAGTTGGCGAACCGTTCGGCCTCTGGTCAGTCCGTCGCGCGTGAATTGCTGGCAATTTGCAAGGCGCTTGAGACTGGCAAATAGCGACAAAAATGTCGCTTTTTAGGGTCGAGGTGAGGCTGTTCGTGGGTCCCCTTGGTGATTTTGCCGGGATGCGGGTAGGCGAAGCCGTCGCGAGTTGAGAGACACTTTCTTTCGTTTTGGGGTCGATGAGATTTTGAGGGTTTACGGAGTGTCTTCGGCGCGGTTGGCGAAGTAGGCGGCGACGTCGGTGAGGAGGGCGGGGGGGGCCGCGGAGGTCCAGCGCCAGAGGCCGTTGGGGGCGGGCTCGATGTGCCGGAGTGGGTCGAAGTCGTGACGTGCGAGGATGTCGTCGCGGGTGATGTATTGGCGCCGCGCGCGGTCGCCGTGCCAGATGTGGACCGCGAGGCCGGGGACAAAGTCCCAGCGGGCGTCGGTGATGCGGTCGATGTAGCGGCGCGCGTGGTCGCGGAGGCGTGGGGTTTGGCGGCGGGTGTGGCCGTCGTCGGATTTGGTGAGCGCGGCGAAGAATGTGGCGTCGCCCCCGCCGACGATGCTGGCGTCGTAGAGTCCGCCGATCGAGTTGAGCCAGTCGCGCGAGGCCATCCATGCGCCGCCGGGTGCGGTGCCAGGTCGGCCGCCGGCGGCGAGGACCGCGGTGGCAGAGGGCCGTTCGTCGATGGTGGAGCCGTCGGCGTCGAGGTAGCGGATCCGGTCGAAGAGTTGGACGGCGTGCGCGCCGGCGGTGATGCGGGCCGCGGCCTCGGCGAGCCAGTCGGGGCGGGCGAGGATGATGTCGTGGTCGATCCATGCGACCAGGCGGACCCAGGGCGGGAGGGCGCCGATGGCGAGGTTGGTGGCGCGTTCCTTTTGCCAGAGGACTTGCGACGCGTCGCCGCGGATGACGGTCGAGGCGGGGAGCTCGGCCGGCGAGTGGTCGAAGGCGAGCTCGATACAGTGGACCGGAAGGCCGACGGTGGGGAGCCAGTGGAGATAGGTTCGGCGGAGCGCGGCGAACCCGGCCGGGTTCCAGTGGGTGGTGATGATCGCGGCGGTGGTGCCGGGGTCGGTGCGATCGGGGCAGCGATCGCAGACGGCCTTGGGCCCGAGGCCGGGGGCGAGGCGGTGGATTTGGGCGCGGTGGTGGATGTCGCAGGTGTAGACCCGCGTGTCGCCTTGGCAGGGACAGTCGGCGGAGTCGACGGCGGCGCCGCGGTGGATACAAGGGAGCTCGGCCGACGGTGGCGGGGTGCGCGGGTAGATGATCCGCGGCGGGAGGTCGTCGGCGATGTGGGCGCGTCCACAGTGTCCGCAGGTGATCGCGCGGCGGCGGTTGGTGGCGATCGCGGAGCCACAGGGGCAGGTCAGGAGGCGAGCCATTGCACGGTCAGGTCGGTGAAGCGGATGGCGCCGGTGCCGGTGATCGGGTCGGTCTCGGTCGTCGTTTGAAGGGTGGCTGCGGCGGTGCCGGTGGCCGATGGGACGACGTCGGCGGTCGTGATTTCCTGGGAGAGGATGGCGGAGGTCGGGGTGTACTGGGTGACCGCGAGGCGGTGGCGGATGGTGGGGCGCGGGTAGGGTGTGGCGTTCGAAGCGGCGGGCCAGAAGGCGCGGGAGTCGGCGTCGACCGTGGCTTGGGCGGTGTGGGTTTGTTGATCGCCCGAGGTGGCAGAGCTCGGACAACAGGAGACGGTCGCGGAGCGGACCACAAAGGACGAGGTGCCGAGGCCGCCGCGGACCGACGGGCCGAGCGAGCCGGCGACAGTGGTGGAGAATGTGCCGGCGGTTTCGTCTTGCCAGTCGAAGTCGGCGAGGGTGAGGCCGACCAGGCGCACGAAACCGGCGCCGATCGTCGAGGCGTATGACCAGCGCTCGGTCGTGGTCGTGGTGCCGTCGAAGTAGGTGTAGTCGACCTCGGCGGCGGCGGAGGCGTCGCCGATGATGTCGAAAGTGTCGGGGTGAGTCCTGCCGAGGTAGGTGTTTGTGCCGGCGGTTTGTGCGGCGTAGTTGGCCTCGGTCCCCTCGGGGAGTTGTGGTCGGTAGCAGGTGCGGGTGATCGCGGCGGGGTTGTAGGGGTCGGCGTAGTCGTCGGCGTATTCGCCGAGATAGTCGGAGTCGAGCGAGACCGTGGAGTCGGCCGCGAACCAGGCGAGGACGTTGGTGGGGCCGACGGCGGTGAGGGTGGGGACCCGGTCGCGGTAGTTGTTGGCGCGCGTGATCAGTTGAATCGACGAGCGGGTGGTCGTGGTGCGGTTGTTGCCGGTGTATTCGTCGGGGACGACGTGGAAGCGGACGGCGGCGACCATGAGCCAGGCGGGGGTAACGTAGAGGATGAGGCGAGTCTTGCGAGTGGTCGCGTCGGTGGGCATGATCGCGGCGACGTGGCCGCCGACGGTGACCGTCCCGGCGGTGGCGCGGAGCTGGATGGTGAGGCCATCCCAGGCGAGGTCGGCGTCGCCATCGAGATCGATCTCATGAGTCCAGGCGGTGGCGCAGCCGAGGAGCGAGGCGCGGGGGGCGAGGCGTTGGCCGTCGGTCAGTCGGTATTGGCCGGAGACGATCGACCCTTCGGCGGTGGAGAATTCGGCGAGCGGCCGGGGAGTGAGTGAGGGGCGGCCGTCGAGGTAGGTGGGCGAAGAGGCGGCGTTGTCGCCGAAGAGGTAGGCGACGCAGACGCAGGAGGCGCAGCCGGGGGTGTTTGGTTTCCAGGGCATTATGGGCACTCTTCAAAGTCGGCGACGTAGAGGCCGCCGATTTGCTTGGCCTGGATGAATACGGACCCGGTGATCGCGGTCTTCGAGATGTTGTAAACGCGCGCGGTTTGGGTGGTGGCGGTGAGTTCGTTGTTGCTGAGGGTGTTGATCCGGTAGACGGTGCAGTCGGCCCAGGGGCAGCGGCGCAGGCCCGAGACCACAAAAGCGGCGCCGATGCCGGCGATCGGAGTGAGGGCGATGATGGCGCCCGATGGTGCGGGTGAGCCGAGGAGGAGGAGAGCCCAGCGGGTGCCGGTGCCGGGCTCGGCCCAGATGATCCGCGCGGAGCCGGTGTCGTCGGTCGCGAGGTAGACGGTGGAGCCGGTCGCGGGGATGGCGTCGACGTAGCCGTGGGACGTGTCGAGGACGCGGATTTGGGCGGCGACGTAGCCCGAAAGATAGGCCCAGCCGTAGCGCGAGGCGGGGATCGATTCGGCGAGGATGGCCCAGCGGCCGCGGGAGTTGGCGTCGGGGGTCGAGGCTTCGAGCGTGGGCGAGTCGGTGAATTCCCCGAGGTTGGCCGAGGGTGTGACAATCGGGTCGCCGAGCTTGACGGCGGACCATTGCGCGAGGTCGGCGGCGGTGGAGTTGCGGACGCGGATTCTTGGGCCGCGGGGGATCGCGACGCCGGCGGGGGTGGCTTGGTTTTGGGTGGCGTCGAGATGGGCCTCGGCCGCGGCGATCATGGCGTTCCACTCGCGCGCCGATGGTGCGATGCGTTGGCCCGATGAGACGCGGCGGAAGCGTGGCATGATCAGAGCCCCAGGGCGTTGAGGTCGGCGCGGGGGTAGACGCGCTCGACGTAGGCCGCGGTGGGGATCTTGATCACGCGCGAGGCGTCGAGCGAGTCGTCAAAGCGGACCCACAGGTAGTCCCACCCCTGCTTGGCTACGGTGAACGTGGAGACCCCGCCGACCTCGAGCGCGGCGGCGTTGGGTGAGGCGGCGAAGCGGTAGTCGATGCGCCATTTGTCGCGGCCGCGCTTGCGGCCGGTAGCGCCGAGGAAGAGGACCTCGCCGGCGGCGAAACCGAGGAAACCGAGCGAGTTGACTTTGCCGGTGAGGTTGTAGACGTTGAGGCGGAAGGTGGCGTCGACGGTCGCGGCCGGAAGGCTGATTGATTTACCGAAGTTGTAGACGGGGACCGTGATGTCGACCCCCTCGACCCGGTCTTCGCGTACGTTGATGCAGCCGAGGTAGTTGGGGGCGGTCCAACCGGAGCGAGCGACGCGGGTGATCGTGCCGAGCGAGGTGGTGATTCGCGAATTGCCGCCGGTGGTGTCCCATTCCAGGTCGGTGTCGGCGTCGCGCAGGGAGTAGCGGGCGGTGCAGGTCCAGAGGGTGCCGGAGTCGTCGGGGTCGGCGTTGATGTATTCGAGGGTCAGGTCTTCCCAGGTGGCGGGGGCGGTTGAGGCGACCAGGTCGCGGACCTCTTCGTGGTCGGCGGCGCCGACGACGGTGTAGACGAGCTCGGCGACGGGGGCGGGGCCGAAGGTGAAGGGGCGCGAGTTGCCGCGCTCGAGAATGCGGGCGGTCATTCGTAGAGATCCCCTTCGGCGATGCCGTCGGCCGTCTTCTCGGTTGCGGTGGCGATGCGGTTGAGGGCGGTGAGTTGTTGGGAGGCGATCGTGTCGGCGCCCAGGCCGCGAGCGGCGGCGGCGTTGAATGTGGCCGCGGTGTCGCCCGAGCTCTTCGCGGCGTTAGTGCCGGCGGCGATTTGGTTGGCGAGTGCGGTTTGGCGCTTGGCGATGTCGTCGGCGGTGGTCGAGGCGGGTGGTTTGGTGTCGGCGGGTTGGCGTTCGATCGTCGCGAGGGTTGCGGCGCGGATTTGGGCTTGGCGTGCGGCGGTGAGGTTGGAGGCGGCGGCGTCGATTTGGGCCTTGGAGCGATCGCGCCGGGCCGCGGTGTCGGTGGCGGCCATTTGGTCGAGGACGTCGGCGCGGCCGGTGCGGTTGGCCTCGATGTCGCGGCGGCGTGTGGCGCGTTGTGCGGCGCGGTCGGCGATGCGGGCGGAGAGGTCGGAGGCGGCGGCCTGGTTGGCGCCAGCGGTGCGGGAGTCGATGCGGGTGATCTCGGCTTGGACGTCGACGTCGTCAGAGACCAGGCCCTTGAGGCGGACCCAGGCCTTCTCGATGAAGCCGATCGAGGTGTTCCAGGTGCGGGTGAGGGTGTCGGTGAAGAGGGCCCAGGAGTCGGCGAGGAAGTCGATGGTCTCGACCCAGGCGACCTCGACCGCGGCCCAGCCGTTGGAGAGTGCGCCGGCGATCCCGTAGGAGATCGACGAGGCGATGGAGACGATCGAGTCGCGGAAGGAGACCCAGAGATCGGTGAGGGCGGCGGTTCCCTTGGCCCATTGGAGGGACAGGGTAGCCCAGAGGACGTCGACGGCGCCGGAGATGTTGCCGGCGCGGAGGGCGTCGGCGATCGCCTCGATCGCGAAGGAGACCTCGCCGTAGAGGTCGCCGAATTTAGCCGCGAGCCAGTCGAGGGCTTGCGCGCCGAGGCCGGAGGCGTGGAGGAGGTAGCCGCCGAGGCCGAGGACGGCGACGGAGACAAGGCCGATCGGTGAGAGGAGCCCGGCGACGATCGAGCCGACGGCGGCGAACATGCCGCCGACGAAGGCGAGGGTTGTGGAGATGCCGGCGATCGCGGCGCCGACGACGGCGAAGGCGGCGCCGGTCGCGAAGATGGCGGCGCCGACAGCGACCAGGGCGAGGGCGCCGCGGGCGTAGGTGGCGACGGCGTCTTGGTTGGCCTCGATCCATTGGATCGCGACGGTGAAGGCGCCGGAGACGGCGTCGGCGAAGCGTTTGAGCGGCGCCTGAATGGCGTCGCCGATTGCGATTGCGACCCCCTCGATCGAGGAGAGGAGGATCCGGTAGGACCCGCCGATGCCGGACTCCATCGCGGCGGCCGATTTGCTGGCGACGCCGGTGGCGGCGCGGATCGAGGCGAGGAGTTCGCGAGTATCGCCGGCGGCTTTGCCGATCGACGATGCGGCGGTGACGCCGAGGAGCCCGAAGGCGGCGGCGAAGCGTTTACCTCTTTCGGCGCTGGGTAGGTTTTGGGTGGCGGTGGCGACGTCGCCGAGGATTTCGACGAGGGGGCGAAGGTTGCCGGAGGCGTCGGCGGTGGCGACCCCGAATTGATCGCCGAAGCGCTTAGCCTCGGCGGCGGAGAGGGTGAGGAGTCGGCGGAGGGCGGTCCCGGCCTCGGACCCTTGGATCCCGACGTTGCCGAGCGTGCCGAGGATCGCGAGCGTCTCTTCGAGGGCCATGTTAGCGTCGGCGGCGACGGGGCCGGCGTATTGGAGAGACTCGCCGAGGCCCTCGACGGACGTGAAGGAGGCGTTGGCGGCTTGGGTGAGGCCATCGGCGACGCGGGTCGCGTCGGCGGCGGCGAGACCGAATTGGCGGATGGTGGCGGCCATGATCCCGGCGGAGAGGGTGGCGTCGGTGCCGGTGGCGCGGGCGAGGTTCATGACGGCGGCGGTCATGTCGATAATCTGGTCCGGATTGAAACCCGCGCGGCCGAGCTCGGTCATGAGGCCGGCGACCTCGGAGGCGGAGTAGGAGGTCGTGGCGCCGAGTCGCTTGGCCTCGGCGGTGAGTGCGGCGAGATCGGACTCGCCGGCCTGGGTGACTGCGCCAACGGCGCGCATTTGGTCGTCGAAGGCCATGAAGGTCCGCGCGCTGAGGGCGAGCGGGAGGGCGGCCGCGCCGCCGGCGGCGGCGATTTGGGAACCGAGGAGCCGGGCCGATTGGCCAAAGTCGGTCAGTCGTCGTTGAGCGGCGGCGAGGCCGGTGAGGAACCGCGCGTTGCGCGTCGTGAGCTCGACGTAGGCCGCGCCGGCTTTGACTTGCGACATTTGGAAAAGAGGTCCTGGAGTTCGGAGACGGTGACCGTGATGGGAGGGGCTTGGGGTTTAGTCGGGTCAAAGTCGGCCGGGGTGAAGGGCCGCGAGCGTTTTTTGGGGTTGCGGTTGAGGTTGGCGAGGAGGGCCATCACCGAAGAGACCGCGCCCCAGGTGAAGCGGCGGCGGGCCTCGGCCATGGCGGCCAGTTCGCGGAGCGTCAACCGTAAAGGGCAGACACCGACGACCCCGGCGTGGGCATAACAGAGGGCGAGGATGGTGGAGGTGGTGACGGTGGGTTGATTGCTTGGCGTGCGATCGCGTGGGGGTCGATTGCTTGGAGCATTTCCTCGGCCTTGGCTAGGGTCGCCGTCTCGGTCTCGCGCAGTTTGGCGCGGGCGAGGTTGAGGAGACGGCGCCGGGACTCCGGGAGGAATTCGACCATTCCTTCGAGGAGGGCCTCGGTGGCCTGGTCGATGACGTCGCCGGCGAGGAGGCGGCCGAAGTCGGTGTCGGTGATCATGGCCGTCGCGGCTTGCTCTTGGCAGACGAGCCAGAGGAGGTCGGCCAGGGCGATCGGGTCGGAGCTAAGTCGGGCGAGGAGTGGGCCGCCGGCGCCGAGTTCGGGGAGGTCGAACCCGAGAGACTTGGCGCGGCGGAGGGTGTCGACCGTGATCCGGACGTGCCAGACTCGGCCAGAAGTGTCTTGGAAAGTGGCCATCGATTTCCGTTGGGGTAAAACATGGGCCGCCGGCCGAGCGAGTCGACCGGCGGCCCCTTCTCAAAGTGTTTGCGGTTAGGCCGAGATCACGGCCCGGGCGGAGGAGCGGGCGCGGCGTTGTTGATGCCGGCGCCGTCTTCGGCATAGGTGGGCTTCATCGTGACGTTGGCGCCGATGCCCTCTTCGAGTCCTTGGTTCACTTCGAACCCCATCACCTCGCAGTCGAGGACGACGGTGGCGCCGACGTCGGAGATCGAGACCTCGACCGGATCGCCGGAGAGGTATTTCGCGTAGAGATCGTCGAAGGTTGAATCACCCTCGGCGTTCATGACCATGAACGTGATCTCGGCCTCTTTCAGTGTGCCGACGACGGCGCGCCAGCCTTGGTTATTGCGGGTGGTGACGTCGGCCTCGGCCTTGGAGAAGTTGACGGCGAGGTCGCGGACGTTGGTCACCTCGACGCCGTCGAGTTCGAGAACGGCGTCGAGGCCTAGTTTGATGTCGGGCATGTCGCGCGGTGGGTTTGGGGACTTGCGGGGGCCGCCGGTTAATTCATTGCCGCCGGCGGCCCCCTCTTCGGTGTGAGCGGTCAGAGTGCGACAGGTTAGGCGGGCCAGGTGGGGAGCTTTTACACGGTGCGCGGCGTGTCGCGTGTGGGTCAGTTGCCGACGACAGTGTTCCGCCAGAAGTCGGGGAGCGCCGGCGCGGCCGCTAGAAGGGCCGGGCGCATGAAGGGGCGCGCGGCTTGAATGCGCGCGGCCTTGCGGTTGCGTGCGGCCTTGGCGCGGAGGTCGTCGGAGATGATGGCGTTGGCGCGGCGGGCTTGGTCGGCGGAGCGGATGAAGGCGCGGACGAGCTTGCCGGTTTTTTTGTCGCGCCGGATCGGGGCGTGGACGCCGGGGACGGCGGGGGTGAAGTCGGGCGCGGGTTCGGGGATCCGGCGGCCGCCGAATTCCAACAGGTTCCAGAGGCGGCCGGCCGATTCGCGCGCGGGGCCGATGGCGACCGAGTCGCGCGCCGGGCCGAGGTCGAAGCGGATGGCGTGCTTGATGCGGCCGGTCCGGGTGTGCGGCGGTTGGCCGGGGAGTGATCGGGTGCGCTTGCGGCGTTTGATCGATCGGCGGGCGATGGTGCGGAGGTAGGCGCCGGCGCGGGGTAGCGTGCGGATGTTGGCGCGGCGGACGGCGGCGGTGAGCTTTTTACGTTCGAGACGGGCTACCGCCTTGATACTGAGGACGGGGGCGGACTTGGCGGCGGCGCTCGCCGAGATGTAGCGGCCGGTGATCGGGTCGCGCGGTTGGGTGGTCACGGGCGGGCCGCGCGGGTCGCGAAGGTGAGGCGGAGGATGGTCTTGGCGGTCGAGTGGCGTTCGAGGTCCTCGACCGAGAAGAGGAAGTGCTGGGTCTCGATGTGGCGGCCCCAGTCGAAGAGTTTGAAGGCGAAGAGCTCGGCGATTTCGCCGGCGAGGTTGATGATCGGATCGGCGGCGGTGTCGGTTTTGGCATCGACCCGGCGGAGGACGGCGACGTCGATTTGGATTTGTTGGCGGCGCGAGGCGCGGTCGAGGAGTGAATCGGTGAGGGAGGTGGGGACGACGCAGACTTGGTTGGTGTTGAGCTCGGCCGGTTCGAAGCGGGGGACATAGCGCCGCGAGACCGAGACGGCGGCCGAGAGGGTCGCCGAGGTGATTTCGGCGGCGACGGCGTCGGCGATCGTGATGGCGAGGTGGGTCATGGTGTGACGCGCTGCGCGTGGATCCGGTAGGTGGTGCGCGATGGGTCGGACCAGCGCCAGAGGGGCTCGCCCGATGGCGGGAGGGCTTCGAAGACGGCGCCGTCGGGCTCGATGAAGCGGTCGCCGCGCTGCGGGGTCGTCGCGAGGCCGTTGAGCCGGTAGGCGACGACGGGGACGAGGTAGTCGCGGATCCGCGCGGTGAGGACGATCCCGTCTTCGGTGGTGCGTTCGGCCAGGGTGTGGCCGATGACGCCGGCGACCTCGACGGAGTGAGCGCCGCGGACGATTCGGACGGTCTGCGCGGCGTTATCGGTGAGCGTTTGGCGGAGCCAGTCGCCGGCGCGGGTGAATAGGTTCATTGGGTGGAGGTCGAGCCGATGGCGGGTGAGGTGGTGCCGATGCGGCCGGGGTGGCGCGGCCAGGTCACGGGCTCGGGCGGTCGGACGTGTTCGTCGACGTCGCGGCGGAGCTCGGCGACCTGGTCGATCAGCGCGGCGACCCGGGCTTCGAGTCGGTCGAGGCGGTCGAGGCGGTCGGGTGCCGGTTGGGTGTCGGCGATCGGGCCAGGTGATGGCAGCGCGGCCGCCGGTGCCGGTGTGGTTGCGAACGGGTCGAGGCCGCCGGCCTGGTCACCCCGGGGGATGACGTTCGAGGCGATGAGGATGGCGAGGATCGACGGCGAGACGTAGAGCGCGATGGCCTTGGCGAGCATTATCGCGAGCGGACGGATGGCGGCGGTGGCGGGGTCACTGGTCGACAATTTCGGGGTCCTTCAGTTGGGCGGCGTGGTCGCGGAGGACGGTCTTGGCGAACCGGACCTTGGCGCGGTTGTCGAGATCGAGCCGGTCTTGTTCGGTGTCGTGTTGTGACAGGAGCGAGACCCAGGGTTGCGCGGGTCGCGATGGGCGGCGCAGCGCGAAGAGGCCAGCGGCAGCGAGCGCGATCGTGAGCCCGATGATGGCGAGGCCGCCGACGATGATGAGAGGGATGAGGATCATGATGAGTTCGGAGGCTTGGCGGTCCATGGTGGCCCGGGGGGTTGAGTGCGGTGGTTGGGTTGGTGGTGTGGTGGGTTAGTCGTCGAAACCTATACAGGCGGCGGCGTAGAAACCGAGGAGGATGATGGCGATGAGGACGATCGGTTCCATCATTAGTTGCGCCGGAGGTAGAGGGTGAGAAAGACGAAGAGGACGGCGCCGAGGAACATGAGCCCGACGAGACCGAGGACCAGGAGGCCGCCGACGATCGGGAGCCAGGCGGGGAGGTTGAGCCCGAGGTTGAGCGTGGGGGCGATCGTGTCGGGGATGAGACCAGGCCGGCGGAGGAGCGAGGACGCGTCGGAGGTGAGGCCGTGGGAGGCGCGGTCGGCCGCGGCGGCGGATCGGAGCGCGGCGGCGAGGGCCGGGCCGCGTGGGATCGCGGCGCCCGAGGCCTTGTAGACCACCCCGCCATCGAAGCGGACCAGGGCGATCGAGGGGGCAGAGTCGGGAGGGATCGCGGCGGCGAAGTGCGCGGCGTAGACCGGATCGCCAGGGGTGAAGCGGAAGACCTTGGTCTTGTTTGCGATCGCGGCGACCTCGGGAGAGGCGAGCGAGGCGGTGAGCGCGGCGCAGGCCGGGGAGGCGGGGTCGCGCGTGAGGATGAGGAGGTGGTAGGCGCGGGAGTCGTCGGGAGGCGTCGCGCCGTAGAGCGACGCCGGCCCGATGAAGGCGACGAGGAGCCAGGCGGCGAGACGGGGGAAGGGCATGGGGACGCGTGGGTGTGGGTGCGGGTCAGTCTTGGTTGGGCGTGAGGCTTTGCGCCGATTGTTCGGCGGAGACGGTGCGGATCGCGGATTGGATCGAGGGGTTGGCGAGGTCGAGGCCGGTTCGGGTGGCGAAGGCGCGGAGGACGGTCTCGCGTTGGGCCGGGGAGGACCGGTCAAAACATGGTCTGCAGATGGCGAGGAGGGAGGTTCCGTCGTCGGCCCATATTTCCTTCCATTGGCGGCCGACGGTGGGGCGCCCACAGGCCTCGCAGCGGAAGGCGCCGTGCTTGACCTCGCCACCCTTGGGGATGTTGGCGGCGGAGGATGCCGCGGCGTTGTCGGTGAGTGATCGCGCCGCGGCGGGTTGGGGTGTGGTCGCGGGCGGATCACCGACGGGGCGGCCGTCGATCGAGACGATCGAGACGCCGGGGGGGAGGAGTTCGCCGGTGAGCGGGTGGCGTTTGCGGTTCGCTTGGTCGATCGGCGCGGGGGCCTTGGTCGGTTCCGGTGCGGGTGGGTCGAGATTGTCGCGGACCATGAGCGGCGCCATTGGTGCGGGGATCGGCGCGGGGAGGATGCGCGGGGGACGTTGGGGACAGGTCGGACAGGCGAACGGGTCGGCCGATTTGATTTCGGCGGCCGCGAGGGAGTTGACGAGCCCAGCGCCCGAGGAGATTTCGAGGCCGCCGCCGGAGGATTGGTCGGGGCAGGTGCCGGAGGGGCAGGAGTCCGCGGGGGCGGCCGGCGCGTCGAAGGGGTCGGGCGATGCGGGGGCCGGTTGCGGCGCGACGCAGCCGATCGACATGAGGCAGGCGGAGACGATGAGGAGCGTGGCGGCGCGGATGAGGTGAAGCATGGGGCCGCGGCGGTGGTGGTGGTCTTGGTTCATAGTTGGCGGCGCTCGATGGCGTCGAAGAGTGGCGGAGGAATTGGAGGGTCGGCGAGGGCGAGGGCGAACCCGCCGTAGCTGGCCCAGTTGGCGAGAAAGGTGGCGCGGTCGATGCGGATAAGTTGCGTCGGCCGGTTGTTGTCGACGATGTTGGCGACGGCGCGGCCTTCGACGGTCGAGAAACCGACAAAGTTCACACAGTGCGCGGGGTAGTACCAGATCAGCGCGGAGCGTCGGGTTTGGGTTGCCCAGTCGAGGAGACGCGGGTCGGCGTTGAGCGTGAAGACGTAGCGGAGCCCGGCGGCGTCGTGGTATTGGCGGATGGTGGTCGAGGTCTCGCCGCCGGCGTGGGAGCGGCGCCAGGTGGCGGCGTCGGCGGCGCGTCCGGAGTGGAGGAGGTTGTAACAGGTCGAGGCGTGGACGCAGGAGCCGGAGCCGGCGGCGTCGGTCCAATTATACGGGCGCAGCGGCGCGACCAGAGACGGCGGTGTCGGCACGGCGCGCGGGGGTAGGATCCCGATCGAGCCGGGCGCGGGTTGCATCGTGCAGCCGGCGGAGGCGATCGCGAAAAGTGCGATCAGAGTGAGCGACAGGCGGCGGTGTTTTTCCATGGCCGCGAGAGTAGGGGGAGCAGCCGGTGCGGCTTTATTTGGCGCGAGTGATCACGCGGGGACGGTTGCCGAGAGGACCGCGTTGGGCGCGTTGGGGATGGTGCGGCGGATGGTGACCAGGGTGTCGCCGATTTGGGCTTCGAGGTCATAGGTTTGGGAGCGGAGGAGGTGCAGAGTGGCGAGCCCGTTGGCGTTGGTGGTGTCGGTGGTCTTGCCGGCGTGGATCGTGTCGACCAGTAGCGGGCCGGTGACCAGGTAGGCGCGGACGGTGGCCGAGGCGACCGGGGTGTCGGATGGGTTGGCGATGCGGATGGCGACGGCGCAGAGGTTGCCGGCGGCGGGTGGGATGATCGCGGCGCGGGTGAGCGGGATGGCGATCGAGACGTCGCCCAATGGCCCGGGGAGGGTGACCGGGATGTCGGCGGGGGCGTCGAAGAGGGCCGGCGGTGTGATGCGGATGGTGTATGTGCCGGGGCCCAGGTCGAGGAGCGAGGGCGCGTCGGACTCGGTCGTGCGCAGGGTGCCGGCGACGCCGAGGATCCGGACGAGCGCGCCGGCGAGCTGGTCGCCGTCGTCGGTCGCGGTGATCGTGAGCCGGTGCGGCCCGGTCGAGGGTGGTTCGATCGTGTCGGTCTTGGCTTGGATGTCGCCCAGGGTGGTCTCGATGTCGTCGAGTTGCTCGGTGACGGGGGTGAGGTCGACGGTTCCGATCGTGTCGGTCTTGGTCTTGACTTCTAAGAGTGTTTGTTGAGTGGCGAGCGTTGACAGGTTGGCGGCGGTGATGACCGCGGTCCCGACGGTTGAGCCGACGGGGACGCCGACGGCGACCTGGTTGGCCGCGGGGACGGCGAGGGTTCCGGTTCGGTCGCCGAATTGATAGACGACGCCGGCGCGGACGTCGGCCGCGGCAGGGACTTGGTTTGATAACGACGAGTCGACGAGCGTCTTGGTGGGGCCGTTTGGTGAGGTGCGGAATTGAAAAACGTTATCGCTTGCGGATTGAATTAGAACAGCGCCCGAGACGGGTAAAGCGCCAAACGGCCCACAAAAAAACTTGCGGACAAAAGTTCGGGTGGTCGTCACAGCGTTTGAACCAGTAACGGCGAAAGATTGGATTGAGGTTCCGCCGCTTGGCCCAAAGTTATTTGCATATGCGTTTTCGACGTACAAAAAACCGGATCCGGTATTTCGTGATGCCGGTTCGACACCGAGGTTGCCGGCGTAGGCGTTTGTGACGTTAACGGTCCCGCTGCCAGCGTTTGTTACTGCGGCGTTGTCCGTCGATGCGCCCGGGGTCGTGCCGCCGAAAGCGTTGGTTACGTTGATCGTTCCAGCGCCATTGTTAAAGGCGCCTTCGGTGCGGAAACCCGTTCCCGAGTAGGCGTTCACAACGTTAACGGTTCCGTTCCCGCTGTTTGTTACTCCGTTTGAAAAGTTGAAATTTCCGCCGGAGGCATTGGTCCAATTCACGACGCCGGAGCCGGAATTGCGGACGCCGTTTTGTTGTTGCGTGTTAAGCGTGACGGTGGCGTTGCGTCCGGTCAGCGTTCCGCCGCCAGAATTGGTTACAGCAACGGCGGCCGTTGTGCTGTTTGCCACAATTGCGTCGCGGATCGTTACGGTCCCAGAATCGTGTGAACATTGCAGCGCGGCAGTTACCCCAAAAGCGGCGACAAAGTCGCAGTCAGTAAAGGTTAGCGAACCGCCAGCGCCGTTGATTTCCGTTTGTCGAATTCGAAAAAACCCGGTGCCGCTTGGTCCGGTCTCAAAACGGATTCCGGAGATCGAGGCATTTAGGTCGACAATAAAATTGCCGGCGCGGATAGTGTCGCCAGATTGTGGGATGAGGCCGCCGAAGGTTACGGCGTAGTTGGTTAAGTTGCCGGAAGCGACGGCGTCGATCGTTGGCATTTAGTCCCCTCGGAGTTGTGCGAGAATTTCGGCAAGGGTTGGGGGAAGGTCGCCCGAGGATTGACGCGAGCCGATGAAGGTGAGCGCGGACGCGTAGGCGGCGAGCCATTGTTCGCGGATCGCGGCGAAGGATTGCGCGCGGGTGTCGGCCTCGATGCGTTGGCGCTCGTCGAGGAGCTCGGCGCGGAGGGTGTCGAGCGTGGGGGCGGTGGTGCGGCCTTCATTGCGCCAGCGGGGAATGGTTGAGACCGATAGGCCGCGGAGCGCGGCGACCAGGTTGGCGGACCAACGGAGTGATTCGCCGAAGGTGGTGATCAGGTCGCGACGTTCGGGCGTGTGGAGTAGGAACCCAGGCCCGACCAGCGCGGCGCGAACGTCGGCGAGTTCATCGGCGAGGATGCGCGTGGCGAGGTCGCCCGTGGTTGCGGATTCGGTGACGGCCAGGAGCGAGGCGCGGAATTCGAGGTAGAGCCGCGCGGGGATCCGTTCGCGGATGAGCGCCATGGTGATCGGCGTGGGGTCGATCACCTCGACCGGTTCGAGAAGGTGGGCCAGGAGCGCGGCGGCCTGGTCGTCGAGGTTGTCGGATGCGGGCGCAGCGGTAGCGGTGGTCGGTGTCGTCACGGTGAGGCCTGGGGTGAGGGTGCCGCCGTGCGTGGTGTGGAGCTCGCGCCGGTCCGTGAGCGAGCGGTCGCGGTGGTCGTCAGTCGAAGGAGTCGGGCGGGGTGAGCCGGTTGATGATGGCTTGCATCCGTTCGACGTTCTCGGAGGTGCGCAGGTGCGCTTCGTCGAGGCGTTCGAGGAGTTGCGCGCGTTCGCGAGATTGTCGCCAGATGATCGCGGCCATCATCGCGACTAGGAGGATCGGCCAGATCGCCATTTGTGCGGCCCGTCAGAGGAGCGGCGGAAGGGTTCCGAAGATGTCGGTTAGTGTGGCGTTGATCGCCTCGGCCATCCAGGGGTTGAAAGTATAGGTAATGAGCCAGGAGGCCCATTCGAGGAGCGTGGCGGCCATCGGTCTTCCATGTCGAGAGGGTGCCGGTGGCGTCGTGCCGCCCGGTGTGTGAATTGTCGGAGGGTAGCCGATTGTGTCTCGGCGTGGCGAGGTCGGTTTGGTGCGAGTGGGCGGTGGTCATTCGGCCGCGGGGAGAGTGATGGCGACGCGGTGGACCTCGGGGGTAGCCGATTCGATTTCGGCGATCCCCTCGGCGCCGATTCGGTCGAGGAGCTCGGAGCGCCAGGAGATCGAGGCGCGGGAGACCTTCCAACCGATCCGCGCGCCGCCGCGGGTGATCGATTCGCGGCCGGAGGCTTCGAGCTCTTCCTGGGCGCGTGTCTCGATCGCGGCCATCCCTTGGCGCAGGGTGCGGGCGCGGCGGGCGAGTTCGTCGGCCTCGACGGAGAGCGCGCGGTAGGTTTGGAAGTCGGCCTTGGTGAGTCGTGCCATCGGTGGGGGTCTCGATCCGTGAGGGTAAAAAACGGGGGCGAGGCCCGCGGACCTCGCCCCCTTCCTGGATTGGCCCTTCGGCGGGCCTAGCGGTAGGCGTTGGGGACAGAGCCCGAGGTCAGGGCGTCAGGATGACGCGGACGACGACCGGGCCGTTGCCAGAGGCGAGGACGGACTTGCCCAGGAGCTTGTGGGTGCCGGAGCCGTCGGTCGTGACCGCGAGCTTGTTGGTGTTGTCCCAGTAGACCAGGGCGCCGGCGCCGAAGACGGTGGCGGCGGCCTTGGGGATTTCGTAGACGCCGGAACAATCGAGCGAGCCGAGTTTGTTGGCGCCGATGTCGGAGGTCGCGACCCCGAAGAGGTCACCCTGTAGGACGATCGATTTCGCGGGGACGTCGGCGCCGGGGGTGTAGGGGATGATCGAGCCCGATTTGATGCGCGTGGCGTGGGTCATTGCGTGGCCGTGGGTGGTGGTGTGGTTGTTGGGTGGTCAGTCGCGGCGGCGATCAGCGGCGGCGTTTGGGTTTGTCGTCGGCCGGTTCGTTGGGTTCGTTGGGTTCGTTGGCCGGTTCATCGGCAGACGCCGGCGCGGGTGCGGACTCGGCGACCCAGTTGGACTCGGCGACCGATGCGCGGATCCGGTCGGGGAGCGATGAGACGGGCGTGCCCGGTGGATAGGTGACGCCGTCGGAGATGATTTCGCGAGTGAGGAGCATGGTGGGCGGTTGGGTTGGCGTGGGTGCGTTGGAAGGTCGGTTGCCACAGCGGCCGCGAGTGATCACGCGGCCGCGGTGCGCGAGTGGTTAGGGTCAGGCGTCGCAGCGGACCATGCCGCGGAAGTCGAGGGCCTTGGCGCCGACATAGTGCTTGACGACGACGCAGAGGCCGAGCTTGCCGCCGGTCAGTTGCTCGACCGTCACCACAGGTTGGCGGCCGGTCCCTTGGAGATACTGGACCTCAATGGTGTGGGCCTGGTTGCTGACCAGGTACCAGGAGGTCAGAGACCCGGCGAGCGTGGCGCCGGTCTTGGGCGAGACGACGCCGTTGGACAGGCGGCCTTCGTCGCGCGGTTGAATGTTCCTCATCCGGATCGGGTTCATCGACCCTTGGCCGGAGTCGGCCGAGATCACCGCGGAGCCGGTGAGCTGGATGGCGAGGTCGCCGAGCTCGGAGGGGGTGATCAGGTGCGTCGCTTGCAGGTTCAGCGAGGCGTCGCCGTCTTTGCGTTTGCTGAGGGCGGCGCGGGCCTTGCTGAGGTTGGCCTGGCTGAGCGCGCTGGAAGCGATCAGCGAGACGTCGGTGGTATTGAACAGGGCGCGACCCGTGGCCGCGAGGTTCTCGTTCGCGAGGAGGACCGCGGCGACCATGTTGGGGACCAACCTACGCGCCGCGGCGCCAAAGTCGCGCGGCGTCTCGGCGATCAGACCGAATTGGTCGTTGATGAAGTGGACCTCGTCGACTTGAGTTTGTCGCGAGTAGCGGTCGGCCTGGACCTTTTCGTTCTTAGCTTCGCGCGAGGCGTGGTCGGCCTCGGCGTCGGTCGGGTGACGCGTGAGGTCTTGGCCGGCGATCATTCGCGGGCGGTCGGTCTCCAAGAGGTTCGGCACGTCGCGCTCGGAGATCCAACCGAGGGAGAAATCGTCGCCCTCGGCGTAGGCCATGAGCGCGACCGCGCCGATCGATTGAGAGAAGACGGACTGGATCGAGTGCGTCGAGAAACCGGCCTGCAGAATTGCATGATGGTTGCGGCCAGAGGGGACCGAATGACCACAGGCGCGGAGTGATTCGGCGACCATTTCCATCAGGTGGAGGTCGCGGAATTCGTAGGCGTTGTTCATGATCCGTTGGCGGACCGGATCGTTGACGCCCAGGCGAGTCCACTCGGGCGCGACGGTGCCAGGTTCGCGGAGGACGGTGTCGATCGACCGGCCGGCGCGGAGCATGAAACCGGCCTGGAGGGTCTCGACGGTGCGGCGTTGGTCGGCGCCGGTCGAGTGGATCGCGGGCGAGGCGGGGCGCGATACGCGGGTCGCTTCGAGCTCGGTTCGGTCGGCCGACCAGCCCTGGGTGATGGCGTGGGCTGTCAGCAGCGACCCGTCGGCAAGTCGCGGACTGTTGTATCGCGCCCCTATGTCGCGGATGTTGGCGATCCGTTCGTCTTCGGAGGCGGCCGCGAGGCGTGCGGCGTTGAGGCTGGCGCCGAGGTCGATCGTGGCGACAGAAGCGGGCGCGGCGGCGGTTGCCGAAGGCGCAGCGGGCGCGGGTGCGGATGCGGTGGCCGACGGCGCCGAGGCGGTGGCCGTTGCTTGGCCGGCGGATTGTGGCGCGGCTTGCAGCGCGGCGAATGATGCGCGGAGCTGGTCGACGGCGGCGGCGGACAGGTTAGCGACGACGAGGCCGAGCGAGGCGACCCATTGTTCAAAGTTCACAGCAGAGACTCCGGGGGACTGGGCCGCATACACAGCGGCGTAGGTGTTGGGATCGCCGCCGATGGTGACGATGGAGACCTCGTTGAGGTCGCCGCGGCGGATGACGAGGATGGGCCCGGCGAAGTCGGACCCGTTGACGGTGACGTTGCGGCCGGCGGGGACGCGTTCGGCGGTCATGTTGCCCAGGCCGATCGAGGCGGCCCAGGGGAACCCCTTGGCGGCCGAGTCGATGATCTCGCGCGAGTCGTCGGAGTCGACCGAGAAGAGGCCCGAGGCGTAGACCCGGCCGTCGGTGATCTCGATCGAGCCGTGGCCGACGGGCTTGAGCCGGTCGTGCTCGCGGTGGACCGGCATTTGGTAGGGGGCGATAAGTCCGCCGGTATCGACGACGACGGGCCCGGTCCAGTCGATGCCGCGAAGGTTCGGGTACATGATCCCGCCGGAGTAGGCCAAGAGGCGAAACCGGACGGGCTCGGCGGGGGCCGCGGTGTCGGGTGCGGTGGTTGCCGGTTCGAGGTTGGCGCGGGTGAACTCGGCGGTGAGGGAGAGCGTGGCCGAGCCGTCGAGGCGGAGGAGCTGGTCGGGTTGATCGCCGGCGGGTGGTTGCGTCGCGCTGGGTGGTTGGTCGGCGGTGGGTGCGTCGGTGTTGGCCGTGGGCGTGGCCGTGGGAGAGGTGGACGCGGTAGAGGGTGCCGATGCGGTGAGGGCGAGGATCGAGCGGATCCCAGAAAGGAGCGGGCGGCGGTCGGTGTGGCGCGGCTTGCGTGGCATGGGCGAAGGTTGTAGGGGTTGACGGCGCGGAGCTTTTACACGGTGCGCGGCGCGTGGGTCATGGTGTGGCGACGGTGGGGCGTGGCGTCGAGGCGGTGGGGGTTCGGCGCTTGCGACGTTGGGCGGTTGTGCGTTGGCCGGTGGATGTGCGCGCGGCTTGGATGTCGGCGAGCTGGTCGTGCATGATTTGGCCGAGGTCAGAGCGGCGTCGGGCCTCGCGTTCGCGGGCGGCGTAGTGCGCCTCGGGGTCGATCCCTTGCGAGGCTAGGTAGGCCTCCTCGGTCATGAGCCCGGCGTCGATCAGGTGCGTCGCGCGGTGGGCGTCTTGGAGCGGGTTAACCGAGCGGCGCGGCGGCCAGGCCCAGCGGTGGGGGATCTCTTCGGCGAATTGACCGAGGGCCGGGAGATCGCCGGCCAGGATGGCTTCATCGAGCCAGGCGGCGAAAATGCGGTCCAGCGCCTCGATTTCCCAATCGGCCCGTTCGTAGCCGAGCCAGTCTTCATAGTCCTGATCGTCCATCCGTGAGGACGAGAAGTTGTAGCCGGCGGCGGAGCCCTTGGCCTTGTATTCGGGGAGGTGCAGGGCGCGGGCGATTTCGAGGAGGATACAGTCGCGGAATTCGGCGTAGGTTGTGGTCGGGTGTTCGGCTTTGAATTGTTGGAGCTCGTAACCGTAGGGAAGCGCGGCCATGGTGCCGCGGTCGATGGGGACCCCTTCGAACGGATCGTAGAGCGTCCCTTCCTCGCCGTCGAATGCGTTTGCCTGGGTTTTTAAAACGGCGGAGAATGCGGCGGCGGTCTCGGCGGCCTGGATCGTCGCGAGCGTAAAGCGGCGCAGCATGGCGAAGAGCGGAAGCGCCGGCGTGGTCTCGGGAATGCCGCGGACTTGGCCCGGCCGGTCCCGGTTGAAGAGGTGGATGACGTGGTCGGCGTCGAGGTCCGTTTTTTCGGTGATGGCGTTGGTGAGGAGGACCAGGCCGCGGTCGCCGGGGTGGTGGGTGAGGAGGTGGTAGAGCTTGGGGTCGCCGCCGGGGTGAAACTCGATGCCATCGACGGCGGAGGAGTTGAGGCCGTCGATCCAACCGGGCGTGCTGATTTGGTCGGCCTCGACGGCGCGGAGGTGGAGCTTGACGCGGCCGTGGATGCGGGGGTTGGTGGTGAAGAGGAGGAATGTCTCGCCGTCGATCAGTTTGGAGAGGCGCGCGAGGCGGAGCGTTTGCCAGAGGCGGGTCGCCTTGGCCCAGCGGGCGAAACCGTTCTGCAGTTGGCGCCGGGCGTCGGTGTCGTCGGTGAGGATTTGGAGGACCGGACCGCGGGCGATAAAATCGCCGGCGATCGTCGTGGCCATCCCTTTGCCCCAGGAGTTGTTTTCGAGGCATTCGTAGCGCGAGCGAGCGCGGAGGACCTTTCGGACGCTGAGGGAGTTGGCCGCGGCGGCGGAGAGGTCGTCGGCGTGGCGCCAGTGTCGGACGTTGTCGGCCGTGGTTTGGGCGGCGTCGTATTTGGCTTGGAGCGTCGCGAGCTTGCCTTGGACGTTGCGGATCGCGGCGAGCTCGGCCGTGGTGGCGAGCGGTCGGCCCATGTGGTCGACCAGTCGTTGCGCGGCGTGGGGCTTCACTGGCCACCCCCCAGCGCGGAGCCGGGGACGATGCGGGAGAGGCCGATCCCGAAGCGTGGGGCTTTGCCGGCCCGACGGTTGGCGAGGTGGCGGTCGGCCTCGATGAGTTCGCGGACCGATCGGTTCTCGGCGGATTGGCCATCGACCGAGGCCTTGGCGGGCTCGGCCGCGGCGGTGGCGATCCGCGCGGCGAGGTCGTCGTTGGGTGCGGGTGTGGTCATGGGGGCGAGCGTAGCGACGGCGCGGCGGGGGTGTTTACACGTCGCCGGCGGCGTGGCCTCGGTAGTGTTGGCGGAGCGAGGCCTTGGCGCGGCGGCGCGTTGGTCGATCGCCGCCGTCGAGCGAGAGGCCGGCGATCAGCGCGCCGGCGTAGACCATGCCGAGGCAGTCGAGCCAATGGTTGTCCCGGCCCGGGAGTAGCGACCATTCGAGGAGCGTTCGGCCGCGGCCGGAGGTCTCGGTCGGGTATTCGGCCGAGAGGTGGTCGGCGATCATCCGCAGGCGCGAGGGGTCGGATTTGAACAGCGACCAGGCGCCGGGGTCGCCGATGGGAGTGGTGAGCCGGTCGGCGAGTTGGGTCTTGATGGCGTTAACGTCGGCGATGACGTGGCGCGCGGCCTTGGTCCCTTTGGTGGTGGGGATGTACCATTCGGCGCCGGATTGTTCGCCCGGGCGGCGCTTGCGTTGGTCGAGCGGGGTTTGCTTGGCGGTGATGCCGCGGCCGTGGTAGCAGAGGACCGGGTGGACGGTTTGGCGGGCGAAGGAGTAGACGGTCTTGGTCGAGGCGCCCCAGTTGGCGTCGACGATGATCCGGTCGAGCTTCATGGCGGCGCCGTCGTCGCGGAGCCATTTTCGCGCGGTGAGGGTGTCGGTGAGCCGATTGAGCGCGGCGAAAAGGGAGGCTTCGAGGGAGCGGTAGCCGGTGGCGCCGCGGAGGTTGGCGACCAGGTCGGCGAGGGTGTAGTAGGTTAGGCCAGGTTGATCGGGCCAGGCGCCGTAGTCGATCACGTGACCGGTGAGGTCTTGAGCGACCGCGGCGACGAGCCAGAAGAGGACGTCCTTTTGGACGTCGACGCCGGCGAAGAGGTGGGTCGCGGCGGTGGGGATCTCGCCGCGGGCGAACCCGGAGACCCGGCGGACCAGGTAGTCGGACTCGAGCGCGGTGGCGGTAGATGCGCCCTCGACGGTGGCGGTCGGGGCGTTTTGGTATTCGGCGTCGAAGGCGGCGGGGTTGCGGAGCCGGAGGTTGTAGGCGTGTTGGAGCGCTGAAAGTTCGTGCGGTTCGTGTCGTTGGGACCAGGGGACAACGGCGCCGGCGTCCATGGCGTCGCGGTTGGTGCGGTAGTACGCGGTGGCGGTGGGGAGGTGGCTTGCGCCGCGGGCGAGGTCGGCCTCGCGGAGCTCGGCGTAGCGGTCCCAGTGGGTGAGGTCGGTGGGCCAGGCCTCGACGAGCGCGAAACGGCGCGGTTGCCAGTGGGGGGAGATTTTGGGGTCGAGGATCCGGTCGGCGAGGTCGCCGAGGCGCTGGACGGTGATGGTGATGAGGCCGGACATTTGGCGACCAGGTCCCGAGAGGCCGAGGACCGCGCCGTTGAGGATGGCCTCGCGGCGTGCTACTTGTTCGGCTTTCTTTGCGGACTGGTCGGTCTGGAGGTCGTCGCCGACGAAACAATCGGGGCGGAGCGTGCGGCCGGATTGGTCGACGTGGACCATTCCGCGGATCCGGCCGAGGAGCCCGACGGATTGGAGGCAGGCGCCCGAGGAGGCCGAGCCGGCGACGGTGGGAAAGACGAGACGTTGGCGGCCGTTCCAGCGGATTGCCGTAGGGACTCCGTCGACGGTTTGGCCCTTGGCGCGTTGCGCGATCCCTTCGAGGGCGCGGATGGGGTGGCAGACCTCGGGGAAGTCTTCGAGCAGGAGCGGGTTGGTTTCGAGCTCGACCTTGATGGCGTCGACCATTTCGGCGGCGGCGCTTTGTGATGCGCCGATGAGGACGAGGTAGCGGCGCCAGCCGAAGAGGAGCGCGAGGAGCGAGATCCGGATGGTGATGGCGGTCTTGCCGGATCCGCGCGCCATGCCGATCGCGTAGAGGCCGCCGGAGCGGAGGACCGAGGCGGCGGTGTCGATGACGGCGAGGTGTTGGGAGGACCAGCCGAGCGCGAAGGTGCCGGGGAAGTAGGTTTCCAGAGCGAGGCGGAGGTCGGCCTCGCAGGCGGCGCGGCGCTCGGGGTTGGCGACGGCGGGGAGCTTGCCGAGCTCGCGGTTGGTGGCGGATTGTTCGCGTTGGGCCGCGGCGGCGCGGCGCCGGTGCCGTTCGTAGGATGAGGACGCGGTCTTGGGCGTCGCGTCGCGGCGGCGGTTGGGTTTGGGGGCGGCCTTCGTGGCCTTGGGGCGTCGTGGTTTCGTCGTGGCCATGGGCCAGAGTTAAACCGCGGCGACGTGGTCCGCTTTATCGGATGGCGTTGGCGGTTGGTCGGTGGTGTCGATCGGCGGCGGTGGGTCGGTGGGTGGCTGGATCGAGGCGAGGCGACGCGCGGCGACGGCGAGGGAGTGCTCGTCGGATTCGATGCCGATTGAGCGGATCCCCTGGGCCTTGGCGGCGACGAGCGTGGAGCCAGAGCCGGCGAACGGGTCGCAGACGATGCGCGACGGGTCGACGATTTGAAGGGCCCAGTGCATCACGGGGAGCGGCTTTTGTGCGATGTGGTCCTTTTGTTTTCCGCTGAGCGATGGGCAGGTGAAGGTGCCGGGTGGGTAGATGTTGCGCGGTGGCATTGGGCCCGAGGAGCCCCAGACCAGAAACTCGGCGGAGGATGAGAAGCGGCCCGGGCCAGGTCGGCCGAACCCTTTGTTCCAAATTGCGATCCCTCGCCAGGTCCATCCGCCGGCCTGGATGGCGTCGGTGACGGTGGGAAGTTGGCGCCAGTCTGAGAAGCAGACGATCGGGGAACCGGTGAGACAGGCGTCGCGCGCGGTATTGAGCCAGATGGTAGACCAGAGCAAGAAGGAGCGTTGGTCCCGATTGTCGCCGGAGAATTCGGGCCGAACGGTCTTAACCCCGGTGTGGACGTATTTGGTCGACGTCGAGGCCATGCGGTCGCCGCGGAATTGTCCGCCCGAGGAGTAGGGCGGGTCGGTGACGATGGCGCCGAGGTCGCGGAGCTGGGCGAGGATCGTGATGGCCTCGCCGCGGTAGAGCGTGGCGTGCGTGTCGCGGTAGTAGGGCTCGGGGAGTGTCATGGCCAAAGGTTTAGCCGCGGCCAGAGCGTGGGGTTTATTGTTTGATCGCAAGTCGGGCGAGGTCGTCGGCGTCGTCGAAGCCGACGTAGGCGGCGCGAAGGGCGGCGACGTCGACCCGGCGTTCGCGTTTCGTCAGTGGTCGGACGTTGCCACAGCCGGGGCAGGTGGCCGGCCCGTAATAGGTGACCGGCCCTTGGGTCGAGACGGGGCGGAGCATGTGACCACAGGCGCAGGCCGGCCGATCGGCGGGGGATTGTTTCAGGCGTGGCCATTGGTCGCGCGGTGGGACCTGGTTAGAGCGGCCGGCGGTGGTTGGGATGGCGATCATAGCGGGCCTCGGTCGGTGGTGGTGAGGTGCAGACGTTGCGCGATGGGGCGGTCGATGAGGTAGCCGGCGAGGAGGTCGGCGATCGGCCGCGGTGATGGCGCGCCGGGGAGCTGGATGGCGAGGTCGCCGATGATCGCGTCGCCGTGGAGGATTGAGCGGAGCCAGCCGGCGCCGGTGATCGGGATGGTCGCGAAGATGGCGGCGCCAGGTGTGCGGAGGATCGTCTCGGCCCGGTCGCGAGCGTCGGGACAGGCCGCGGGGGCGTTGCCGTCGGCGTCGGTGTTGTAGAGCCCGGCGACGACGAGCGGCGGTTCGGCCGGTCGGAGAATGTAGGGGCTCGCGTGTTCGGCAAGGCGGAGCGTTAGGTCGCCTTTGACGCGGTGGCCGGATTGGTCGAGGAGCGCTACCGAATAGCGATCGGCGGCGAGGACCGCGAGGACGCGGACCCGTGCGGTGAGTTGCCCGTTCATGAGCTGGTGGTCTTCCATGTTAGCGCTTAGCGACCCACCCCAGCCGCCGGAATTGCTGGCGGTATTGTAACGGCCCGGCGCGCGCGTGGCAATTTGCAGGCGCGTGGGTGGTGATTACCTCGAGGTATCGCCGCGCGATGATGCGGCGCGGGCCCCAGGATGCGATTGGTCGGCGATGGCGGCGATCATTGCGGCGCGTTCGAATTTTGGAAGGGTCGCGAGCGTCGCGAGGATGGTCTTTTGGCGCCGGTGGATCCGTTCGCGGTCGCGTCGATCGTGGCCGATGAAGCGGTAGTCGTGGAGGGCGAGCGGTGTGGCGTAGTTGGTCCAGATTTGCTCGCGACGGAGGCCGCCGCGGGTCATGACCTGGTGCTCGATGCGTCGCCAATGGTTCAAACGGTGGTAGATCGGGGACCAGTAGCCGCAGAGGATGACGGAGTACTGCGCCGCGGGTATTCGCGACACGGTACCGGCGAGCTTCGCGTGATCGTCGTCGGTGAGTTCGTGCCGGTAGATTTTGCCGGTTCGTGCGCCGAGGACGTAGGGAGGATCGGCGAAGATGCAGGTCGGGGTGTGGTCGACCGGTGCGATCGGTGGGACGGTGTGGGACGGGTTGCCGGTGTAGCGTGTGAGACCGCAGAAGTGGCGGAGAAACTCGATCCCGTCGGCACAGTGGATTTCGACGCGGCGGCCTTTGGGGGTGGTTTGCCATTTGTGCCACCAGTCGCAGACGGCGGGGTCGAGGTCGACCAGGATGGTCCGCGCGGCCGGCCGGATGCGTCGAGTGATGCCACAGCGGCCGGCGAAGGGTACGACCAGGACGTCGTGCGGTGGGATGAGTGAGATGATCCGTTGAGGAATTCCCGCGCCGGATTTGCCGCCGGGGTAGCTGCTTGCGTCGCCGGATTGCGCGGCGGTCCCTGCAGGTGAGCCAGTCGATCGAGTGCCGCCGGATCGTGCGGCGGCGGTAGCCGGTGCGGGTGGTTGAGTCGATCGAGTGCCCGCGGATCGTGCGGCGGCGGATCCGGTGGCGTCTTTCATTTGTGGGTCGGAATTTCGATTGGTATTCGCAATGCGGCGGCGGTGTTGTTGGCGATGTCTTTTTTTATCTCTTCAAAGCCGGCGGTGTTCATGACGAAACGGCGGCCGACCCGATAAGCGACCGGACGCACGGTCCAGGCGACCCGATAGTTGCGGCGGTCCTTTTGCCATTTGCGGCGAATTCGTTTGCGTTTGCTGCGCGGGAAACGGTATTGCTCGCGGGTGAATTTGCGGCCGAGGGTGTCGTCGATGTAGACGGGGAACCCGTAAAAGTTTGGGAGGTTCAAGCGGTGGTCCTGGGAGTTGTGGTTCGTTGGTTGGCGAGTGGCTAAATTTGCCGGTGCCGGAAATACGATAGGGAGGTCCGCTAAGGCTCGCGCAGCGTTGCGCAAGGCCTCGACGAAGGCTTGCGCAGCGTTGCGCAAGTTCTCGACGAATGGCGGACCGAGATGATCGACGCGGCGGTGTCGGGTTGGTTGGTCGGTGTTCATTGCGTCGCGATTGGTTGGAGCCGGTCGAAGTTGGCGAGGGCCTCGGCGATGCGGCGGTCGATCACGGCCTCGGGGATGCCGGCCGCGCGGTCGCGCCGGACGATCCGGGCGCGGATCCGTTCGCGGTCGAGCTTGATTTGCTCGGCGCGCGAGAGCGTGCGATTGGGTCGCGGCGACGCCGTGGGCGCGATCTCTTCGGCCGATGGCGGTGGACTCTCGCCAGTGAGCCAGCGGTGGAGCCAGCCGAGGGTCGCGGCCGGTTTGCGGTTGCGCAGGTCGCGAAACCGCGCGACCAGGTCGAGAGCGTCGGCCGGTGTGAGGTCGCGGCCT